ATCGTATTCTATGATATCGTCCCATTCGATTAATCCACCATTAACTTTTGTAGGTGGTATCCATCCATAATCTTTAGCAAGCTTAATAATAGTTCCACCTGATACGGGATTAGAGGAGCCTATGAAGCCCCTCCACTTTTTTTCGCATTCCCCATCCTTATAGCGTTTGTCATTCTTGCTCCAGTTATCCCATACAGAACATTCATAGCCCTCAGCCTTGAGTGCCATACCGACATTTATCCAATCTTGATAAGAAACATTTGATACATCAATTTGATTCAAGGCTTCAAGTAAATTGTCCATGTAAATCCTCCTAAGGTTGATAACTTGTTACGTTGATTCCTTTAGGTAATTGCCATCTGTTATCCGCTAGTCTTGATACCATTTTGCTAGCTGAATCAAACGGCCACATACCTACATGATTAAAACCATATTTTTCAAGTAATCTTATTTGTTTTGGTGTTGCTAATCCTTCAACCTGTCTACTCTTTAATTTATCAATGAGCATACTTGCCATACCAAAGCATGTAACAGCTTCTGTATGTATACCTTGTTTTTCTAAGTAACTCAGTTGTCTTTCAGTAGCAGGTCCCATTTCCCATGTAAAAGCAGGTTCATAGTTTGCTAAATCCTCAGCAGCGATTGAGAATGCATACTGTATTGGATCAACAAGTTTTGATTTGCGTTTCTTCATTGCAGCTAGTTCTCTCGCAAGTGACTCTTCACGTTCTTTAATTACATCGCTTTCAGCATCTTTTTCTGCTTCAAGTAAGTCTATGCCACTTTCTTTATCCATCATCTTTTGATTTATTCGTTTTGCAATTTCTTCATCCTTAGAAAGGAGAGCTGATGGTTTACATAAATCATGCCTTTCTATCATCCAAAGAAAATCGAGTAATAATAGTTCTTTTTTATTCGGTGCTAGACGCATGCCACGTCCGACCATTTGTTGATATAAACTTCTAATTTTTGTTGGTCTTAGTACGATTACGCAGTCAATAGCTGGAAAATCAAAACCTTCAGTAAGTAGCATCGAATTACACAGCACATCGTATTCACCAGACTTAAAATCAGCTAATATTTCATCTCTATCTTTGCTGTTCCCATTGACTTCAGCTGCCCTGATTCCATGTAGATTTAGCAGTTCACAGAACTTTTGAGATGTCTTAACGAGTGGTAAAAAAACAACTGTTTTTCTACCTTTACAGTATTTGAGCATCTCAAGGGCAATTTGATTTAAGTAAGGTTCTAAAGCAGTGCCTAAGTCTCCTACCGCATAGTCACCATTTGAAACACTAACATTATGAATATCTAATTCAAGAGGTATCATTTGTGCCTTTACTGGGCTAAGATAACCATCTTTGATTGCTTGATGTAATGTGTATTCATATGCTTTTGAATCAAAGTATTTACCTAAGCTCTTCTGATCAGAGCGATCAGGTGTTGCAGTTACACCTAATATGTTTGCTCCATCAAAATAATTTAGTATTCGTTGATAGGTATCACTCATCGAATGGTGTGCTTCATCCACAACGATAGTCTTAAAATAATCTTTAGGAAAGTTTGTAAGTCTTTTCTCTTGAGCTAATGTCTGAACAGATGCAATCGTTACTTTCTTCTTTGAGCCAATGGCTGTAGACTCAGCCTTTTCCAAAGCTGAATCTAATCCACTGGTTTCCATTAATTTAACGGCCGCTTGGTCAAGTAGCTCACCACGATGTGCAAGTATTAAAGCTTTACTACCGTCTTTAGTTTCTTCTTCTACAACTTTAGAAAAGACTACAGTTTTACCTGTCCCTGTAGGAAGAACTAATAGTGTCTTTTTATAATCAAGTTTCCATTGATTTCTAATTGCTTCAACTGCAGCATTTTGATAAGGTCTTAGTACCATGATCAACCCTCCTAGAAAGGAAGATCATCGAAGAAGTCTTCGTTATAATCAATAAAGCGGTCAATGTCATTTACAAACTTCTCTTCACCATTCATGTTCACATATGAGCGTTGTTTGAAATGGGCTCTACCTTTTGAACCGACTACTTTTGTCCAGTCCATAACGAGTTTTTCACCATGTTTCTTTTGACCAATACTTCTAAAGAAACTAGAAAGTCTCCATTCTAATGATCGATATAAAATTAAATCAAATTTGACTGTTGCGATACCTTCTTTTGATTCGACTTGCACTGTTAAAATAGCTTTATTGGTTGGTGGAATTTTTGCACTACCATTAAATCTTCCACGTTCAAAATCTATAACCGTGAAATTGTAATCACCTTCAGGTAATAGGATATACTCTTGTCCATCATTCTCAATGGAATCATTCCATTCAAGGACTAAATTATTGTTGTTAATTTCTGACATTTTTATTTTCCTCCGTTAGTTTTAGAAATTGTTTGAATTATTTTTGACCAGTTAGGAATAATCCATCTGGTAATAAACTCATCTGAATAAGTTGATATATCGTCGTCTAAAGAATAATGACCTTTTGTTGCGACAACGACCTTAAGTGAGTTTTCAGTAATGCCTGCTTCTGCAATCATGCTTTGAAGTTTGATAAGATTTGTAGGTTTTTCTTCGATTTTCACTTCTTGAGTCTTACTTTGCACTTCAACTTCATTAGCAAATAAATGTGCAATTGGTTTAAAACTAAGCTCTAATTCATCCGGTAAATTGAATCGATTTTTTGCATCCCAACAAGCATGATGTGTTGTATACATAACACGCTTGCCGCCTTGTGCTTTTTTAGTGTTGTTGTCAGTAGTTACCACGTATGTCTTATAATTACAAAACAGTAAAATATCACACCACTCTTTAAATAGAGGTCCTACTTGTCTTGTTAGCTTTAATTCCCATCTATCGAAAGCCCCAGCTTCCTCCGGTAGTTCAAACTTCCGAGGTTTACCATGAGCAATTACAACTACATGAATTCCAACAGCAATCACCTTATTTAATAATTCAAATAAACGATTTACTTCATCCTGTAAAATGGTGTAACCACGCCCATAACCCCAATCTTCAATATTTGCTTTTCTAAATTTTTGGCATAAGTAATCGATACAGAAACTTTCAGCTTTATCTAACGTATCAATCACCAATGTTTTACATATGGATGGATTATCAATGACAGATTTGACAATAGCGATTAAATTTTCCCAACTTGATGTTTTGATTCTTCTACAATTTATTCGTGCACTACCATTTTCAGTGTCAATGAATAATGGATCTGGCAGTTCGTTTGCTAGACTTGTTTTGCCAATGCCTTCAGCACCATAAATACCTAACTTGATAGGTAGTTTTTCTTCCCCTTGAATAATTTCAAATGCGAAACTCATATATCTTTATCCTCCTTATATTTTTCTATGTTTACTTCTTCTCGCTCATCATCTAAAGATGCAACTGAGATAGAACTTTTAGCGATTGTTATGTAATCACCAAGTAATTCATTTAACTTGGGTTTACCTAACTGTTTTTGAATTTCTGTAATTCCTAATAACTTAGGTTTGCTATAAGCTTCATAACCGTTATCTTCAAGTATCTTTGCGACACTATCGTTGTCAGTAAATGAACGAGTTACTCTTGAATAAACAAGTTTATGCTTTTTGTACTTATGGCCATCAAGTAACCGTTTCAATGCATACGCCTTTATGTCTTCAGCAAACTTGATGAGTTCATCCATCTTAGGTAGTAACTCTTCAATGTCATCATCATCGAGTAATTTGATATCCTTTGGGGTTTCTTCATACAACCCAAGATTAGTGTTTTTTCGAGCTGCACATACATTCTTTCCTGGACACCATTTACAACCTTTGTTTGGAATCGCTATTGGATTTGGTTCAAGTGTTTTTTTAACAGCTGGAACAACCACATCTTTTTCCCAATCAAGCATCTCTTCAAGAGTTAGCTCATACTCGGAAATATTATTAATTCTTTCTTGTACGATGATCAATCTTACTTTCTTAATTGGATATAGTTTTCCTATGTTGTGGTAAAGTCCGAGTGCGTAAAGCCCAATTTGTGAATTTGGTTCTTTCTTGCCATCATCTTTTGCAATCCATGAATCAACCCTTGACCGACCAGTTTTCAAATCAATCACTGTCATAACATCATCAGCAATAATTCCTAAATCTAAAGTTCCAATAATACCTTCAACCAACCATTCCATGTTTAAGGTTTCTTCAATAAATACAATTGGATCTTGACCGATTCGCTTTCTTTCAGACTCAATTAAGCTCAAGACTTTATTGGCGTATCCTTCAGCGAGTTTTTGCATCTCATCATCGTACTTTGTCAAATCGTTTATTACTTGCTCAACCGACTTGATTTCATTGTTTTCAAAATCGGATAAATGAAGTGATTGTCTTAGAAGTGTTTCACCTAATGTATGTGCTTCCGTACCATAAATAGCTTCAGGTCCTGGTTCATCTTGAAACATCTCAAAAAACCTTGTACTTGCTGGACAAGTGAAATAAATGGATGACTTACTTGGTGAATGAGTCCTCGAATGTAATTTATCTGCCATGGGATCCACCATCACTCTTCTCTTTGATTTCACTAATCGTGACATCACTTACTGAATCACCTGGAATAATGATCGTTACCTTTTGTGAACTTCCAAAAAGTTTTTTAAATAAACTTTTTTTTACTTTCACCTTTTTACTCGTCATAACACCTTTTGATTCCTTTTCCTTTGAAACATTGATATTCATTTTGTGTCTCATCTTGTATCTCCTTTCTGGGGATATTCTTTGTCCCTCACTGTATGGAGATTTAGACCACCTTTTGACCACCCTATCTGTCAAAAAAAGTTTTATGTTTTTTTCTAATCTGGTCAATGGACTTTTGAACAGCGTTTAAGTTGACATCTTCTCTATCAGCTATTTCTCTTTGTGTCATGCCCTTTTCGAGCATTTCTAATCTTTTTAATTGCGTATGAGTTAAAGTCTTTTTGAATTCTTGTACTTCCTTTTCTGATTCCTCATATTCTGAATCAATCAACATTTGTTCATGTGGATTAGGATTCATGTCTTGAAACCATTCACCCTCATAATCGCAATTATCAAGAGATGCTTTAACGTGATATCTCCATCTACGATTGTCATTTTCAATCTTTCGTTCAGCTTCTATATGTAGACGCCCGTACTCTTCATCTACTTCAACTTCACTAACAGTGCCGTCTGCAAATACATATTTAATCTTCATAAAAAAAACCTCCATTTCTGAAATTTAGAAATGAAGATCTCTTAGCGCAGTTAATACATCATTAAGGCGTAGCAAAAAGAACGGAGTACATACATTAAAGATTTCCATTTCTATTTGCATCGCCTTTCTTACACAATAGTCAGGTTATGCATTCTTAAATTTTGACGGTTGATCTGTTGTGTAGTCCCATACAGATAGCAACTTCTATATGAGCAGATTTCACCTCGATTGCAAGCAGCTTTTCTTGCTTTCTAGGGATATATTATATGATTATTGTGTAATAGTCTAATAATCGAAAGGCTCTTATTTTTTTCAAAAAATAATAGTATTAATATTGTAATTACTATTATTTTAATGATATAATATTGATATAAATTATTTTTGTTATTATTATAAAAGGATAAAAAAAAAGACACCTAATTATTTGGCGTCAGAATAGTAAAAGGGGTAATAATATATTATGGGTGAGTTAAAAAAAGAAATTATTGAAAGAGCCGCATTCATATTTGATTCCTATAAAGCAGATGTTAGAATTGATACAATTAGCAGAACCCCAGGCCAACCTTCCTCTTTTGAACTTAAAGTTAATGCTGATGAGAATAATCCAATAAAATTTGCGTATCAATATGGGGATGGATTAGTATCAATCGAGAAAAAAAATACAAGACGAGCTTCAAATATACTTGGAGAATTTTTAAAAATTAACAATGATTTTTATAAATATTGTGATTTTTTCAGTAATTATGGATTTCTATTAAATATTCCAACCGATAGATTCGCAAAAATTGATCCACTCCAATTAGTTAAGATATCTAATAGACTAAAATCTGTTGTTGATTTAGTTAATGAAGTTAACAATTACACTAGTACTGATTATAGAAAAATGATGGAGCTATCATTATATCTTTTTCTAGATGAAGGTTGGACTATTCAGATAGATAAAGAAAAATCTCAAAGTTCTAAGTATAAACTTGCAGAATTAATTTATGAAGATGTATTTAATAAAATTATTGAAACGGTGGAAAAACAAGAAGAGATTAATAAAGGCTATTTTACTATAGAAGATACTTTATTAGACTCATACAAATTAAGTGCTAAAGATTATCATGAAATTTTGGATGGATATTCTACTAAACCTGGTTTTGATGATTATAGATTTAAAGCAATTACATACCTTTATGCAAATTTCAAAACGAATGATTTGAAATCAAGAGAGATCATTGATTTGCTTTTTCACTATTATTATGAATTAGGGATTCCATCAAAAATAGAAAACGATCATGTAACTTATTATTCAAGGTTTAAAAGTGATAAAATGGAAAATTACTTTATTGATGGAATTTATGATTTTGCTAAATTTGTTATAAAAAATGAAATAGATTCTAGCATTTCAAAAATACATCCTGTCTATAACGAAGAGGAAATGAGGCCGGACTGGAGAGTTGATTCTCTACTGAGTGCTATGTACTTCTCTCTATTCTATCTCGATTCAAAAAAGGAAATGCTCCGAAGATGTGAGCATTGCAATAGATATTTTGTTGTTAAACGTTCTTCTAGTACAAAAATATATTGTGATAGTTATTGTAGAAATAATGCACAACAAGCAAAACATAGAATAAAATTGAAAAGTCTAAAATAATGAAAAAGCCACTAGATTTGGTTATCCTAACCTTATCTAATGGCTTTATTTTTTAATGAGTAATGAAGTATTGTTCTATGGATTCTGCAAGTTTCCTCTTATCTTCATCGTGATTACCTAAATAATTATGTATTAAATATCTCACATCAACTAGGATACCTTGTATTTTTTCGTAATTTTCAGTATTCCCTCTCCACTTACCGAATGACTCGGCAGCATTGAAATAAAGTTCTGAAGTCTCAAACAAATTATTTATACTATTGAATGGCATTAAGAATGCATTAAACAACATATCATTTGGTGTTTTCTTTTCATTTTTAACATATTCTCCATAAGTTATTTGCTTGTTTATACTAGAAGAATCAGGTAGGTGTTCGGATTTATGAGTATCACCATATCGATAGTACTTTGCATCTAAAATATATATTTTTTCTTTCCCCATTATATCTTTATAAATCATAATTGTATCTGGCATTAATGCATGAGTTTCAGTTGATTTAGCGGCGCCATGTCTCTCTACCCATACAGCTTTAGGAAAATAATCTTCCTTATTATTTATACCAAACACTCTATCTATTAATTTTTCCCAGATATATTCAAAGTTGTCTGTACCAAAATAATATGATTTATCAAGAACTCTGTCATCTATAAATTCAATCATAGCCTTCATAGACTTGAATAGCCTTTTATCTCTATCCTTGTTTGTGTCGTTGTATTTTCTTTGTAATTCCGCTAAGAACACTCGCTTATTACTTGCATTTAAAGTAATGCCCGGATTATTTATTTGTTGATTAGTATAAAGCCACCCAAGCCTTTGATATGCAATATAAACACAATATTTGTGGATTTGTGTAATTAGCTGATTGTCAAGTGGACTTTGACATTCCACCTCAAATTTGGTGTATATTGGTTGTCCATCTTTTATAAATGCTCTTTGGCTTTTAGCAGTCCTTTTCCAATTAATTTTTCCTTTTGTATCAACTTTAAATTTCTTTTCTGTTTCTATATAATAATGTCCATTGTTTTCCATAAAGTAGTCAATCACATCAAGAAAAGCTTGTATTGGAAAGTCAACCGGATGAGCTTGAACAAACTTCTTACCACGTATCATCTTATCTTCTTTATAATTAAAAGTAGATAAAATACCAAACAATAGTCTTATATCTCTTCTTAGCAATCTATCGTCATTGGGGAGTTGATACCCTTGA